CCCGTCAAGACTACTACCAAATTGACTGGCCACAACGTACACGCGCATATGAAACAGGTGTGTACTCTGAGCAAGTGCTTGCAATCTACGCACCGTTCGCAATGGCTGTAATCGCTAACATCGCAAACGGTTAAACATAATAGAGCCCGTTAATTCGGGCTCTATTAGTTCCACCAATTCAAGGAGTATTAAAATGAAATTCAAAGCACCTGAAGGCTGTAACAGTATCAACGTTGGCGGTGAGGAGTTCACTGTTGACAAAAATGGTTTAATTGAAACACCAGATGGCGGTGACTACCTTAGTCTAGTTGCTCCGCACGGTTTCACAGTTGCCCCTAACGCGGAACAAACACCGTGGGCTCCTAAAACAGCTAAGGCCGCAGCTAAACCAGCAGCAGACACTGAAGGCAAATAATGTCCATTGAATTGACTACACTCGCACGAGTAAAAGCGTGGTTGAACGTTACCATTAATGATAACGATGAAACTTTGCAGGCTTTGATTGTGTCGTGTAGTCAGTTTATGGAGTCTTACACCAGACGGAAATTTGAACTGCAACCGCATGTTGAAAAACGCGATGGTACTGGTGGTTCCTGGATGGTGTTTTCAAACGTACCCATCGTATCAATTGAAAGTGTGGTTATCAACGGAAATGTAATATTGCCGTCCAATTATACTTTCAATTCGTATGCTGTTTATCTAAGTCAAGGCACCTTCACAAGAGGGCGCAATAATGTCACGTTTAATTACACAGCAGGCTACGCGGTAATCCCAAGTGATTTGGAACAAGCTTGCATTGACGTTGTCGGATTACGCTGGCGCGAACGCGACCGCATTGGACACGAAAGCAAATCCCTAGGCGGTGAAACGGTATCCTTTACAATTAGGGATTTTCCACCGCAAGTCCAGACGCTTTTAAACAACTATAAAAAAGTGGTTTCATTGCCATGATAACGGGATCAATAGAAGGTCAGAGCGGTGTCTTACAAAGACTGGAAACAGTTACCCCAAAGATTCGCGCATCCCTAAAAACAGCGGTTACACGTTTGTCTATTCAGTTGCAGAGCTACGTTGTGGCAAACAAACTTTCAGGGCAGGTTTTAAAGCGTAGAACAGGTACGTTAGCACGGTCAATTCAGTGGAAAGTTGAAGACACTGACGCGGGTGTTGTTGGTACTGTTGGGTCACGGATTAAGGAATCCAACCCGCTAAAATACGCAGCAATCCATGAATATGGTTTTGCTGGGCCACAGACCGTAAAAGCGCATTTAAGGACAATTAAACAAGCGTTCGGAAGACCTTTAGCATCACCGGTTCAAGTCAATGTTGGTGCGTTCACTAGAAACGTAAACATGCCAGCGCGTTCATTTATGCGGACTTCATTAGCTGAAAACCAGCAAAGTATTAACGACGAAATTAGTCGTGCAATTAGGGAAGCACTTAGATGATCCGCGAAGACATTTTTATAGCTTTGTTTGATAGACTTGGTAAGGTTTACCCGTTTAAAGAAAAAAGCAGAAGATTAAAAACGTGGGATGACTGCGAAGCATTCCCCGCTATGTTCTTACACCAAACAGACCAAAGCGCTGCAAAGTTGGGGCGCGGTATTCCTGCGGTGTGGACTATGCAAGCTGAGCTCTATCTGTACGCAATGGTTGAGGGTGACCGCCCATCCGCATCCGTGACAAATGAACTTCTTGACCGCGTGGAAGAAGCAATGACACCAGATGGATTTCATTTGGATAACAAGCTGACACTTGGTGGATTAGTTGAGGACTGTTTTATCAATGGGCAAGTTGTAACGGATGAGGGTACACTGGGAAACAAAGCGGTTGTCATTGTGCCAATCACAATTATAGTTTCATCACTTTAGGAGAAATATTATGCGATTATTTGGATCTGGTCTTTTGTGGGGCACCCCTTCAACGGACGCCAATGGAAACGCTATTACGAACGCGTCACCTGTGCGTTTTGGCATTTTGCAGGATGTGTCGGTGGACATCAATTTTGACACGAAGCTTTTATATGGTCAGAACCAATTTGCAATTGATGCTGGGCGCGGTAAGGGTAAGATTGCAGGTAAGGCAAAGTTCGCAGAAGTAAACGGTGCGCTGATTAACAGTTTGTTTTTCGGTCAGACTACAACAGCGGGCATCCTGGACGATCACTTTGACGTAACTGGTCAATTGGCTGCTGCAACAGTAACGCCAGTAGTCCCAAGCTCAGGCACTTGGTCTGTTGACTTAGGTGTTCGTGATGGTTTTGGTATTCCGTTCACTAAGGTAGCGTCAGCACCGGCAACGGGTCAATACAGTGTAGCGGCTGGCGTTTACACGTTTGCAGCAGCGGATTCGGCGCGTACAGTGTTTATTGACTACCAGTACACCGCAACCAGTACCACAGCGAAAAAATCCGTTGTAACGAACCTGTTAATGGGCCAGGCGCCAACATTCCGTTGCGATTTAAAAATTCCACGTTTGCCAAAAGCGTTGGTATTTACGTTCAACAACTGCATCAGCAACAAATTCAGCATTGCATCGAAGCAGGATGACTTTATTATTCCTGAATTTGACTTTGATATTTTTGCAGATCCAAACGGTAACATTATGACATGGGGCTCGAGCGACTAATGGATACGACAGTTAGAATTCAGGGTATCCCTGTCACAATTAGTGGTGTCACTTATATGGTTCCACCGCTCAATTTAGCCTCATTGAAGGCGTTAGAAACCCGTTTAACCACATTTAAAGGCGGGGTAGACCCTGAGTCCGTGGATGTGGTTATCGAATGCACCTATGCAGCATTAAAGCGTAACTATCCGGAAATAACAAAGGAATGGGTGGCTGACATTCTGGATCTGGGTAACATGCAAGACGTTATGACTGCGGTGATGGACGTTTCAGGCTTAAAGCGGAAAGCACATGAGGCTTCGTTGGGGGAGACCCCGACCAGCTAGACGACGGTTGGGGTGACTTCGACCAGATTTTTTGGCATGTCATAACGTGTACTGGCTGGGATTGGGATCGGGTTGGGCAGGACATGGATTTACCGAGGCTAGCATCATTGGCAAAGTACCATGAAAGAAACCCCCCGCTTCATGTAATGGTTGCAAAGTACCTCGGATACGGGGAAACAAAAGCACCACAAACTGAAGTGAACAACGAAGATGATTTAGCAGCATTGATGGCGCTATGCCCTCAGCAATTCTAAAAAGGGTGCTCACGCACCCTTTTTTATTAGGAGATTAAAATGTCAAATGGAAGTGGAAGTATAGATGTACGAATTGGCGCTCGAATAGACGAACTCGAAGCGGGTATGCGTGCAGCGCGTGCGTCTGTTCAAAACGGATTAGCGGATATCCAGTCCCAGTTCCAAGGGTTAAACGCTGGTTTTGGAATGCTGACCGCAGGGTTCGCAACGCTCAGCGCGGTAATAGGTGGAGGTTCTGCATTAAAGGATTTTGTCTCAGACGCAATAAACGCTACTTCCGAATCCGTTGCGCTCGGACGCCAGTTGGGTATTAACGCAACTGAAGCAAGTTACTTTCTATCCGCTGCAAACAACCTTGGAGTATCGCAAGAAACTTTAGCTAGCATGGCTGGCAAAGTTACAATGCAACTCAACAAAAATGAAGACGCATTTAAAAAACTAGGTGTAGCAACGCGGGATCAAGACGGTAATTTCCGCAACACCAAAGACATTATGATGGAGACTAACGCTAAGCTCCGTGAGTTTGGTGAAGGGACTGACCGTAACATTGAGGGAATGAAAATCTATGGTCGCCAATGGGGGGAATTATCACCTGCTATAAATAAGTTTAAAGGTGAAACGGAAGACTCCCGTAAAGAAGCGGAATTAATGGGTGAGGTTGTTGGTCAAGAATTAGTCCAGCAAATGAAAGACTATAAAGAAGCTAATATTGCAGCATCCCAAACCATGGAAAATATTAGCGTCACTATTGGGCGTGAAATGATCCCGCGCTTAACGGAGGTGGCAAACTGGTTTGCATCAATTGGACCTGAAGCTATTGAAGCGACGCGTGCAGCAATGGAAGGGTACTTAACAATCCAGGATTCCATTATTGATTCAATTAAGGCAGTGTGGTCAGCGTTGTCTACTTCAGTAAGTGCTATTGTTGGTATCTTCACTGACGCGTTTGGTTCAGGTGGTAAAACAATCACCGCAATGGAATTCTTTAAAAATGTCATTCGCGTTGTTCAGGTTGCGTTTATTGGTTTCCGAGTTGGTGTGGAAGAGGTTTGCGCGGTTATTGTAAGCAGCATAGACAACGTTATTATCATACTAAAGGGGATGGCTGCGGTTGCAGTTGCAGCGCTGAACTTGGACTGGGATGGTGTTAAGTCCGCGGTGAGCGATACGGGTGCAAAGATGGTGGCTAACTTTGACGCCACTGTAAACAAAATGACCGCAATTGCTAAGAAAGGCAATGAAGATATTTCTAACGCTTTACTAGGTGAAGTCGGTGCAGCTAAAAAAGTAACACCGCTTGATAAAACTGCACCAGATAAGAACGCACCGAGGTCAACAGGTGGTGCAGGTAAAGACAGTGACAAGCAAAAAGACGAACGCATGAAAGAGTGGGAAGCACAACTGCTCAAACAAAAAACGATGTACATGGTTGAAAACGACATGCGTGAACAATCGTTGGAGGATGATAAAGCATATTGGGACAAAATTTTAGAAACCATGTCCGCAGCAGACGCGAAGCGCGGGGACGTAAAAAAGAAATCTGCGGAAATTGATTTTGCAATTAAGAAAAAACAAGCTGCGGAAAGTAAAGCGTTAACTGAGCAAGAAATTACAGCTAGTGAAAGAATGGCACTTGGTGCATTGGATGCTGAAAGAAGCTTCTCTGACCAGCTAAGTGCAATGGGCTTACAAACCAAGGAGCAAGAATTACAAAATGAGATTGAATTTGAAAATCGTAAACTTGCAATCCAAGAAAAAGCTGTACAAGATAGAATTGCCTTACTTTTAAAAGATCCAACAAGAAGTGTTGTAGAGCGCCAAAAGCTAAACGACCAACTTCTGGAAATGGAACAAAAGCACAGCGAGGAAGTTGGCAAAATTCAAGCCAGTTCAACAATTGAAGGCGCTAAAAACTTTACTGATATGTTTGGTTCAATTAAGCAGTCTTTTGAAGGTGCGATTGGCGGTATGCTTAGCGGGGCCATGTCCTTGCGTAAAGGGTTGCAAACAATGTGGCAAGGGATACTGGGCGCGTTCTCACAGTTCGTAGCTAAAAAGGTCGCTACTTGGGTATTCGGTGAAAATGCACAAACATTGGCAACGGTTGGCGGAAACGTCATACGCGTTGCAAGTAGTTGGTGGGCGGCGGGTCAATCGGTAATGGCCACAGCTTGGGCAGCAATTAAAAACATCGCAGCGGCAGCATGGGAAGCCGCTGCCGCAGTGTACAAATCAATCGCCCAAATTCCGTATGTTGGCCCTTTCCTTGCTCCTGCTGCTGCGGTCGCTGCGGGTGGTGTGGTGCTTGGTTTTGCTGGACGTATTGCATCCGCGGAAGGTGGTTACGATATTCCAGCAGGTACTAACCCGATGACACAATTACATGAAAAGGAAATGGTGCTTCCTGCAAAACATGCTGATGTTATTCGAGGTTTGTCTGAGGGTAACGGTAACTCCAATTCCGGACAAACTGCCAACATTACAATCCACGCGGTTGATGCAGCAAGCGTCAAAAAATTGTTTATGGAAAACGGGTCAGCTCTGCTATCCTCACTAAAGAACCAAAAACGAAATTTCGCAGTATAGGAGCATTATGAGCAACGCTATTTTTCCAGTTCTGCCCGGACTATCTTGGAACACTGCTAAGAGCCCAATGTGGTCAACTAAAATACTAAGGTCTGTGAGCGGGAGGGAGCTACGCGCTTCCTTTTACGCCAACCCCATTTGGAAATGGACACTAAATTATGAAGTTGTCCGCAGTAAAACAGCCCTTCCGGAACTAGCTTCCATTCTAGGGTTTTTTAATCTGCGCCAAGGTTCGTTCGATTCGTTTTTATACGCAGACCCGACGGACTACACAACTACAAATCAAGTCATTGGCGTAGGCAATGGGTCAACTACTAAATTCACGCTATTGCATTCAATTGGGGCTTGGACGGAACCCATTGGATATTCTGACAATATTACGGTCGTGACAGTCAATGATGTTGCTGTATTAACCGGAATCACAAATGATGGCGTTTCCGTAACCTTTGCAACCGCACCCGCAAACGGTGCGGTGATTAAATGGGGCGGAACTTTTTATTATCGGGTTAGATTTGTAAAAGACGAAAGTGATTTCGAGAATTTTATGAAAGACCTTTGGACTCTTAAAAAATTAGAATTGGTGACTGCAAGATGAGAACTATGAGCGCGCCCTTAATTACGTTACTAAATACAAGTAACCAATTTCTTATGGCTGATTTGTACACCTTAGAACTTTCAAATGGAACACTGCTACGGTACACATCAGCTCAGAATGACATTACATTTTCAGGCAACACATATTTAGGCAGCGGGTTATTCTTTTCCCGCAAGAGTGTAAAATGGGTTGTTGGTATTGAAGTGGATACACTTGGTTTAGATATCATTGCAGACAACAATACTTTGATAAACGGTTTGCCGTTAATAACCACAGCTCTGCAAGGTCAATTCGATGGTGCCATAGTTGCGGTAGACCGCTTATTCTTGTCAGACTGGAACACCCCTGTAGACAAGGTCGGTCTGTTCTACGGTAAGGTATCCAACTTTGAAGCGGAACGAAACATGCTGTCACTGACGGTAAAATCTATTCTAGAAATGTTAACTGTGCAAATGCCACCAAACCTGTATCAGGCATCCTGCGTTCACACGTTGTATAGTCCGGGCTGTAAGGTTAACAAAGCCACCTACACGACAACAGGTACGTCCACAGGCATGAACGCGGACGGGAGCATTAAGACCGCGCTAGTACAGGCTAGCGGGTATTTTGAAATGGGCGCTATTAAAATCACCAGCGGGGCCAACAACGGGTTAACGCGTACCGTTAAAACGCACAGCGGGACAAACATTTATATCACAAACCCGTTTCCAAACCCTATACTGACAGGTACAACGTTTACAATTTCTCCTGGCTGTGACAAACTTAGAACAGGTCATTGCACAACTAAATTTTCAAACACTGTTAATTTTAAAGGTTTTGAATTCATTCCTGTACCGGAGACAGCAGCATGACCACACCCCGCGAAGCTGCTATTGCTGAAGCACACACTTGGCTTGGAACACCTTATCACCATCAGGGCAGAATTAAAGGTGTTGGAGTTGACTGTGCGACAATATTATGTGAGGTCTATGAGAAAATTGGTGCAATCCCGTTTGTAGACCCAACACCATACCCGCCAGACTGGCACCTACACAGGGACGGTGAGCGGTACA